GACCATCATGGATGGTTTCCCTATGGCAAAGAAAGGCCAAGCAGGTCGGGCATTAGGTGCTGCATTTTTTGCATCTGCTATAGGTGGTATCTTCGGAGCATTACTTCTCGCAGTAAGTATACCTATATTACAACCTGTAGTATTGAGTATCGGATCACCCCAATTATTTGCTATATGTATCTTTAGTATATCACTTATTGCAATACTGTCAGGCAATTTACCGATAAAAGGTATTGTTGTAGGACTAATAGGTATTATATTATCGTTAGTTGGTGAAGACGCACAAGGTTCAGAGCTCAGATGGACGTTTGATTTAATGTATTTGTATGAAGGAATACCTCTTCTTCCTGCTGTTATCGGACTATTTGCCATACCAGAAATCGTAGATTTACTATCAAATAAACAGAATATATCTGGTGGTAAAATAGATACTCGCAAAGGACAACTTAGAGGTATTCGGGATGTTTTTAATAATTGGTTTCTTGTATTACGTTGTTCTGCACTAGGTTCTGTTCTTGGTTCTCTGCCAGGCATCGGTTCAGCTGTAATTGATTGGTTAGCATATGCACATGGTAAACGTACTGTAAAGAACAACACCTTTGGTGAAGGTGATGTGAGGGGAGTAATCGCACCAGAATCAGCAAACAATGCGAAAGAGGGTGGTGCATTAATACCCACTATCTCTTTTGGTATTCCTGGCTCTGCTGGTATGGTACTGGTTCTTTCAGTATTTTATATGCATGGATATGTTCCCGGCCCTGATATGTTAACCACCAATCTATCTGTGACATATACTATGGTTTGGGCATTAACCATTGCAAACATCATTGGAGCGGGTATCTGTTTTCTATTCGCAGATCAACTTGCAAAAATTACTCTGATACGCATGTCAGTTCTTGCACCATTAATTATGTCAACCTTATTCATAGGTGCAATACAGGGTTCTCAATCATATGGTGATTTGATTTGTCTTGTTGCATTTGGATTTGTAGGGTGGTTGATGAAAGAAAAAAACCTGTCCCGACCAGCACTTGCACTAGGATTTATTCTAGGTGGATTGATAGAACGATATTACTTTCGTTCTGTATCTTCTATGGGATATGAATGGTTACTTGATCCTATAGTATTATGTATATTTGCGATTACTCTTTATGGTTTAATTTCACCTTGGTTTAAGTCCAAGTTATACATAGTTTGGGGATTTGATTATACCATGTTTATATTTTTTGGTATATTTGTAGCAGGGCTCTTTAGTATGAGCTCATGGACTCATATCTCTACTGTTTTTCCAACACTAATTTGTGTGACGGGTATTATACTTTCTTTGATTTCGGTATCCCTAAAACCAGAAAAGGAACTTGACATGAAATGGGAAAACACCTCATTCTTTATGTGGTTGTTAGGATGTTTAATTATGGCATATATCATTGGACTATTACCAACAATACTATTATTTGTTTTAATGTATACTCGCAATTGGAAAATTGCTTTGACTTTCGGGGTGTTTAGTTTTATTATATTCCAAATGATATTGAATATTAATTGGCCATATTCTGTCTATCAACTAATCTAATAATATGGTTCCCATTCGGGGAATACATCAAACAAACAAGTTCCTCTATACTTATCTCTTGCTCGAACATCATTCATCATTCTTTTATGATGAAGTTCATCCCATTCCATATCCGTAAGATAATTAGCTAACTTCATAAACGTCTTTGTGTGACGGGGTTTTACTTGAGTATAAATCCTATCAAGATATTGTTCTCTAATATCTAATGGAATTGCTGTAATAAGATACACATTGTCTCCACCAAAAACAAGACTACCACTAGCGAAATCATTGTAAACATCTGGTTCTTGTTCTTGTAAAATATCAACACCATCTGCTACTTCATTCAAATAACCAATATTAAGAGAACTAACACAAGTAGCAAATAATATTTTAGTATCAGGCATCTTTGCAAATCGTTCAACATTGTGCATTATCTTTTCCCATTTAGATGGAAATCTTATGTAGTTATTCTTGTCTCCCCAACACTCCACTGAAATGTTCATTTGACAACCATTGAACTCTGGAACGTAATTAAATATATCACCCAACTTACCCATCTTCGGAGTCAGAGTTGCATTTGTTGTTATGGTGAGATGCATGTTTTTTGCAACACCCATCTCAATTGCTTTATCCATCAGTTCATAATTTTGAGGTAGAGCTAAAGTCTCACCACCTACAAGTTTCATTTGGATTACTGTCTCTAACACTTCCTCATACTTTGTCATATCATCTTCTTCGTTCTGCCAAGTTTTACCAGCAAGCCATGAAGCAGAATCACCAGACGTATATAAACCTATTGCTTTATTTTCTTTTGCATAAGTGGAAGAATTGTAAGGCCCACACATATTACATTTTAGATTGCAAAAATTATTTGGGGCATTATATTCCATTGTTAGATAGAATGGTTCACTGTGATCTGTATCAATATATTCTTCTAATTTTTCTAAATGATCTTTGTATTCTCCATGCTCTTCATCAAACTTGTCAACATACATAAGTCTATGACTTTCTGTCGCAGAATGTTTTTCTTGTTCTTTACAGACTTGACAATATTTCTTTTGCATCGGCCCGTCACCAGTAGTAAGAAACTCATTACGAAAATCTTTCATTAACTGAGATTCGTGCAATCCTTTGGGTCCCATAATACCATTGTCACGCAGATGTCGGTTTGGCCACTCTTTTAAAACACAACACGGTTTAGCTACACCATCTTGGGTGGCCACCGTATTCACGAATGGTTGAGGACAAAACCATTCTAAGTCTTTTATTTTAGTCATGAAATTTTACCAGTTAGATTCATAATCTCTGACAACTGGCGCCCATTTAGTTCCATATTCATCTGTCATTTCACCAACATTTTCTGGTTCCAATCCATCAATTATGAATCCAAAAGGTGCCATGTCTTGTTCCAGTGCGTCTTGTTGTTCTTTCATCATAGTCATTCGCATATCCATATTAGTAAGTTCTTTAAAATACTGTTGATCTGTTGCCCATGCAAATATGAATAGACACGCAACTAAATCATCATGACATCCATCATCGGCTTGGTGTGATGAACCTTTGACAATGAATGTCGATAGTTCTGATATAATTTCTAAATCTTCTACAATTAACTTATTATCTTCTATCAACTGTTTTAAATTAGAACAACCTACCTTTTTAACTGCTTTTGTTGTCCTTACCCCAAGTTGGGCTCTACCCCCTGAGAAACCCGCTCCCATGACTTGACCTGCACGACCACGCATCGAAGCCATTATAAGGTTGTCATACTCCAGATCAAATTGTAGAGTATTTGCAACCTGTTCACCAATGTCATTCACTTCAATCAAAACGTATGCTTGATTATATGCCATTGCGGCCGCATGAATTTTAGCAGGAAATAGTAATGGTTTTATCTCATTGTCTCTGTATTTTGCAACTAACCTGTACGGGAACTCTGTAACATCTATTATGGTAAATGCAGAATAATCATTCTTTGTACCACGAGCAACGTCAGCTGAAAGCATATAAGTATGATCTTCTATTGGTGCGACATGTACATCCATCCCAGCACTAGACTTGATCGGTTCTCTATATGTTAAACTTCTTAATGTTGCTGGTGCAATCAGTGTATCAATAGAACCAAGGAACTCACATTCAAATTCTGTATTGAACTGTGACTCTGAAGTGTTAGCTATTGTTTCTGCTTTCCACTTCTCATCCCTACCAGGCACTTCACTCCAATGCACCTCCATTGGTACATAAGAATTTCGTTTCTGTTCTGCATCTGTCCACATTTTGTAGAAATGATTCATACCATGTGGAGTAGAGACAATCATAACCTTTGAGGTTTTACCAGAAGTAATTGTGGGATACACTGAGGAAAAGAACTGTTCAGCAATATTTGACGGGACATAGGCAAACTCATCCAGAAAAATGACGTTGTAAGTACTACCACGAACAGCACTAGCAGAAGTGGATGCAGCAAGAATTTTACTACCATTTTCTAACTCCAGACTACCCTTGTTCCAAGACATAACTCCCTGTTGCAACCACTTAGGTAAATTCTCGTAAGCTAATTGCAATCGTCCTAACAAATCTCTTGACGTTGCCGCCTTATTCGCAAGAATAGCGACATTGACATTATCATTGAATACAATATAGTGCAGTAGATAAGACAACACTGTGGTTGACTTACCCGACTGTCTAGGTAGTTTACAGATAGTAAAACGATTGCTATGAAAGGTTCCAATAAGATCTTTTTGAAAGGGGTACATATGAAATGGTATCAATCCGTGATCAATAGACACGATTTTGATATACTTCTCTACAAAGTATTGAGGATCACCCTCACATTTCTGATACTCTAATATCTGTTCCTTTGTAAACTCAATAGGAACATTAGCAGTTTTTAGATTGGGATTACCATGATATACATTAGGATCGGACATTTATTTGTCCTTTAGCATTTTTTGCAATTCAGCAGTGCTACCAACAAACAATGCGTTAGTTACACTCTGTGGTGCATTGTTGGGAACTTGTTTTAATCTTTTCATTTTCTCCTGTAAGTCACCAAGTTTTTCAGTAACCTCTGCAACTTGCTTGATAAGGTTTCCGGCAACTTCGTAGGCTCGTGGATGGTCCGATTCTTTGGCGAGTTCCAATATGCCGTCCACTGCATCCGTTCCTCTTTCGACCAAATTGTAAAAGTTTTGTCTTTGGTATTCATAATCTCTATCTATCTCACTTTCACTTTTCTCTCGTTCTGCAACAGCATTTTTTTGTTTTGGTATTACATTATTATTAAACAATGGGCCTTCTGACCATTCAGGCTGAACTATAATTTCAGGTTCAGGCTGAGTAGTGGCACCGAAATCGCCAGATTCAATACCAAGTTCTTTATCTACAGTTTTCATTATTATTCACTTTCTGGTGCATCTTGGAAGAATGATGTAGTCTCGTTAAATCCAAAGTTATCGTCTGCATCAGCAGTAATAGGATCGACTGATACCTTAAACCGCTGTTCACGTTTTGGTGATTTATCTGGCATGTCTGTAAATTGATCAACTTGCACTGTCTTAATAACAGAACTAGAAGTAACAGGTCCATAGAGATAAAATTTAGTTGTGAAACTCAGGGTGTATATAATTGCTCTACGAGTTTGCAAATCTCCCTGATAGTCATCTTCATAACTTATACTATTCAGAATAACAGGTACGTCTTTTTTAATACCCATATCTGTCATATCTTTAATTGTAATAGTATAGTCTGGTTGAAAATATGGTAAAATCTGTTCTACAATTTGCAATGCATCATCCGACTGTTTAGCAAGAATATACAATTCAAAGTCCAGATTATATGGTACTGGCATGTACTGTGTATCAAGCTTGTTTGCGTTGTCACTCTGTACCTTCTTAAATTTTTGCACACGATTTAATTTTCTAGTAGCATCATAAGAAAGATTGTTAATCTCAAATCCAATACGTGGCAATGTAACTGATATAGCTTTATCAAGTCCCGCATCTGCATCTAATCTAACAAGAAACTTATCTCTAGGCCCATAAGCAAGGGGAACCTTCATAGATTGTATTGTGTTTCCGTCATTATCCTTACGAACTAAATGAATATTATTAAACATGCTACCAAAAGCGACAACCACTTTCCGCATGCTTTCGTGATAGAATTGTTGTCCTAGCATTATAACCCTCCTGCATCGCCGAATGGATTAGATTCGGAGAAGTCTATTATAGTATCATCAGCAGCATCAAAAATCTCGTTCTGGGCAGTTAATTCAATAACTCCATCCCCAATTGCATATGTCTCTTGCAGTACGAATGAGTATCCATCTTCCAGTACAATATTTGTACCCACAGAACTTGAATCGGTCTCACCAATAAGGTAACTTCCACTTGTCTCTTCCAGAAGAACACCTTGATCTCCATTGGCGCTGATACCTATTTCTAAACCAAATCTTTCATTAACACCAGCTGATTGTTCCAGTGTAGTTTGGTGATCCATAGTATCCAATGAATGTTCCGTTTCAATCGCATCAATAACTTCGATACCTGTATCAATAACTTGCGAACTATACTCAAACAATCTGCAACTCATTTTATATACAGGGTTGTTATCCAATTGAAAAAACGGGGAATCT